AATGGATAATAAGAACAACGGCTGGGTCGCCAGTTCTTCTGCCACCTATGCAGACCAATTTTACAGAGTAGATTTTTCATCATTATCATATCCTTTCTTCAGCGTGAGTGTCACAGAGAGTTATGTACCAGCTACCAGATCTCATCTTACCAGAATTACCACACTCTTCGCAAGTCACGGCACTCATGCTTTCTGCCATACACACCATACCATCAACGACTTTATCGCCACCATGATAGTAAAAACGCAACGTGCCATACTTCTCTTTGACTTGGGATACCACTACCTGCTGACAGGCAGCAGGAACAGTGTTACATTGTGGTTCAATGTCCTCAAAACTCTCTTTTGCTTGCTTAATATCCCACTCACGAGGAGACTTTGCCCGTCCTTGGAAATAACGAATCAGCGGATCAAGATTGTCTCTACTAGAACGCTCTAGTGCGCGATTAAACCGCAGGACGTTGGCGCGTCGACTCCTTGTGCCATCGATATGATTCTGAATGTTGGCGCAAAGCATGTCGATTATATTGAACCAGCCATCGCCGCAAGCGAATCCCCAGCACATGGCGGTGTCGCGCATGTCGCCGTTGCGATCACAAAAGATCTTTGGGTATCGAGCGCACAGGGTTTCATCAAGTTCTTCCTTCATCACTCAACTCCGAAATGTTGTTCAATCTTAACATCTTGACACTTGCCATAATTTACAAAAGATCGTTTAACATTCTGTGCTTCTTCTAGTGTAGAACATTCAAGACGAGCATATTCGTTATCTTGTAAAATCACTACGATATAATTCATCATCGTATCCTCTTTATCCTGAAGTAATCAAAAATGGCAACATCCGCTCTTCATATTCTTCCCACAATCGTTCTTGATTCTTTAAGGCAAACTCCAGACCAAATTGTTTTACATCTTCTTCAAACAATTTTTGGTCGAAAATCGAAGATTTATCTACATTATCCACGACGCATCCTCGAGATATCTTTCATCTGTTCTTCGTCAATAACTGGAACGGCATTACTCTTATGCATTGTAGCAATGCCTTTCACAAGAGTGCCTGTATATTTGAGGCTCTCGCGCTTCTCAGTATAAGAGCGATCAGAGTTCAACGACTGAATTGATCTTGCGGTGTCAGCACCCACACGATGCCCATAGGCAAGAGTTGGCAGCTTCTCAACGCCAACAATCGCTGACGACTTCCGATACTTGGTCGCGATCTCGCCCTTCGGCTTTCGCTTCTTCTTCGGCTTGAACTTGGTTGCGCAATAGATCATCATATAATATATTCTACCTGATTCTGTGGTGCTTTTCAACTTCTTGCACTAGATTGATAATGTTTTGTGATAACGGCTGAGCAGGATATACACGATTGAAGATCATGCTGATCTGATCAATGCTCAGCGGCTGCGGCGCGGCAAGCGCGTCGCGAAGGGCTTGAACGGCTTGGGTACATTCGTCATATGCTCCTGGCCAATCACGGCACAAAATAAACGCATCCAACGCTTGCTCCACAACAGCCCGATCAATCGTGATGGTGGTCATTGTCACTTCCTCGCAATGAACTTTATAGACTTCACTGCATCTTTGCAAAGATCAATCATATTCTCAGAATGCTTCTGTGCCTTTCGCAAGTGATACACGCATGCACTAAAGCCAAAGACTGTTATGAACATGCAAGTTACAAGAATTATTTTATCGCTCATCACACTTTCTCCATGTAAATAGACAGAGTACTGTCGGCAATCTTAGAACGAATCATAGACGGAATGTCGGTGAACGGATCTTCTAGATAGAAGTCGCAACCGTCCTTCCAGTTATTATACTTGACAAACTTAGCAAAGTCAAGCATGTGTTTCTTGTTCTTGGGATTGAATTGAACACGCTGCTTGGGCGCAAGAGCAGATTTAAAGTACATAATCTTCTTCCTGTTCAGGAATCAAATCCAAAGGAATGCAGAGCATCTTTGCAATCTGCACATCATCAAAACCTTCTTCGCGGAGTTCTTCAATATCCGCGTGCAGTTCACTCATCTTACTCATTACCAATTTTCCTTATTGAATAGAATTTAAAAACCAAACAAGCGTACCGAAGCCAAAGCCACACACGAACGGACCGATTGCGGTGTCAAACTTATCACGATTCATGCGAACACCTTATACTTTGCCTTGCGACTATACTTGGTCTTGTCCTTATGAGTAGCAGGACGATTGACCAGATTGAATACCCGAGCGACGGGATTCTTACGACGATGATTTAGATTAGACATTATAGCTAAATCACAAACTCAAACTTAGTTTCGAGCGTGTACTGCGTCTCGAGATCTTCGGTCACGACCGACAGCATATTACCTTTCAGGATATAAACCGCAATATCGCTATATGCGATCAGCGCACCCTCGGGAGCACCAGCGAACGATTCGGAATCCGCTTCATCCATCTGGGAAAACTTCAGACCGTTCTGGACGGCGACCACCAACTCTTGCATATTCATATTTCGTTCCGTTTCCTTCAACCTATAGAACCATTATAGCTGAACTAGGCGAAAAAGTAAAACGAATAAACTCTAATAGAATCAATGACTTACAGAAGGCTCTAGAACCTCCTCTAAAGGCTTTAGAGCGGTCCTTCCTTGACCCCCTATATGAGGGTCCCCGAGTAGAAAAGACCGCCCAGATAGACGAGGAGAAGGAACCCCGAAACGACCCAGAGGCTCGGCTCCCTCATACGGACGCCAGCCCAGAACCAGCCGACATTGCCTACGAACGAGGCAAGAATATTAAAAGGGTAAAGGTTGGCGCTGGCTAGAATTGAGCCAGCGATCAGAAACGTGGTTGAGATCCACTTCAGCCAAAAATCAAAGTTCTTCACTTTCTATAATCCCCTCAACAAGCATGCCGAGTTGCTCTAACGGAATTGTTCTAATACCGATTCCAACTTCTTTGAACATGATCTCTGAGTGATCAATCGAATAGTGTTCACCAGCACCCTTACCAGGAAATGGTTTTTTGGGTCCGATGATTTCTTTAACACCAACCTGAACGAGTGCACGTGCACAATCTGAGCAGATACCTTTTGGGTCCCAGTTTAGATATAGACGTGATCCGTTCAGGTTGATTCCATGACGAGCAGCATTATAAACCGCATTGCGTTCGGCGTGTTCAATCCACTGATACTTCTCTGGTCTTTCCCAGCGACTCTTATCATGTTCGTTGATTCCACGCGGAAAGCCATTGAAGCCCATAGAGAGAACTGCGTTACCATCACCGACGATAACGCAGCCGACCTTTGTTGAAGGATCTTTACTCTTTTGAGCAATTACAGTAGCCTGTAGTATAAACAGTTCATCCCAATTCATTCATCACCAAAAATTATATTGTTACTTGATTTCGATCTTTCGCGGCTTCTGCTCATCAGGGACTACATTCTCTAGCTTAACAGTTAGAATACCATCTTCTAGATCTGCGGTTTTCACTACAATGGTGTCAGATAGAACGAACTGGCGAGAGAACTTGCGACCAGCAATACCCTTTGACAGATATGTGCGCTCGTCGTCGCCTTCCTTCTTTCCTGAGACCTTTAGTGAGTTTTTCTCTGCGGTGATTTCGATTTCACTTTTCTTGTATCCAGCAACAGCCAGTTCAATGATAAAATTGTAGTCGTCAGTCTTGATGACGTTTACAGGCGGGAAGGCAGTTGCGGATGAATGAAGCAGATGAGCGGCATTGTCTAGAGTTGCTAGAACACTCTCAAATCCTAGAGCGGATGATGAGGGAAAGTTTCCATAATTAAACATTTGTGACGTTAGTGTCATTTTGTTACTCCTTTAGTAAGCAAGTTTAAAACGTAGACCCCAAACGGGCATCTACGTTCTATTTATATTACTTACACACTTCCTGTAGAGCCAAATCCACCATCACGCTCAGAATATTGAGTCGGCATTTCATTTAAAACCGTCAGACGCACACCTTCATTGACTACAACCTCAGCCTGCGCAATGCGTTCTTGATAGGCAATAGCCTGAGCAACTCTAGATATATTTGTCATCAGCACGAACACTTCTTGCTGATAGTCTACGTCAACAATACCCTCAGAGTTTGCAAGCACTAGCCCACGCTTGAGTGATAACCCAGAGCGTGGATGCAAACGGATTGAATATTGTCCAAGTGGCTCACTATGATCCATAATGTCACCGAAAGTCTCGATGCTCAGATTCTTTTGAATCTTCATCACAAGACCAGTAGGGACTAACATTCTCTCACCTGGATGAATAACCAATGCGCGATTAGTTTGAACAAACCGTTCAACTGGAGTATTTACATCGTTATATCCATTGACGATGATATTAGTTGGGCAGTAATGAAGATCAAAGCATGTCGACATCTTGGTGCCGAACGTTGGAATCTTCACATCTTCACTCAAACGATACATACCCAAGTCAATCATAAATTAAACCTCAATTTTCTTTTTCCCAATCGTATACTTCGCAACCAACTGCCACTGACTCTTGTCCTTGAACGGAAGAATCTTGATCTGGCTCAGTGGTGCAAAGGGTTCTTTTGTTTTTTCTGGATCAACCAGCTTCACAAGACCCCACTCAGCCATGAGATTAGCAATAGTATTTCTGCGTGCAATATCATTTTCTGAGATATTGCTTGGCTTACCATCCAGCTCAAATAGTTCTTTGAAGTGGACAATGTAATACTTGCCTTGCTTGTGAAGGATGTGGCAGGATTGGTAAAGAATGTTATCATTCTTTGCTGCTACGCCAATACGAGTTAGAGTCTCGCGAACCTTTAGGAAGTCGTCCTGCTTTTCTAGCAGAACCTCAACTAATTTTTCAATACTCATTTCAATCACCCTTATATAATTGTTTTTTTATCGCGGTGATCTGAGTATCATCTAGTATCTTCAGGGCTTCATATGCTTTAGCATCGGAATATCCATAATACTCTTTAACAGCACTCAAATCATCATCAGCACCCCTTTTGAACCACTTTGAGTGGCGTCGTTTCTGGGCACGTACAATATTTATAAGGAAATCATATTTGAGTTTATTGTCGAGGTTTCCGTACCTATTCATCTCATTGGCGATCAGAGCGGTGTCGCGGTGATACGACAAAGCTCTGTTTACCATGAAAGCTGGGTAAGACCGTTCATCTGCATCAGTCAGGAGCGCATATTCTTTGGTCTCAAGAATACTCGGCAGGATTTCTTTGAAGAGATCTGCCATTACGAAATACCAAAAGAAAAAGCCTTCAGGGAATTGAAATTAGAGTCATACTTTACATATTTATTATCTAGTGAGTACAGACCTATGTTAATATTTCTGTTAGTTTCTTGAGCCGGAACAATCCATATTTTCTGAGGGTTTAAACAAACAAGCGCAAAAAAGTCCACTTCATTATATCTGAGATTAGTCTTCCAAGACTTCTCACACTTCCTTGTCAACCTATACTTAACTACTTTTTTGCTGCTAGAACCACTCAATATAACTGGGAATTCTGTAGTTTTGATCTGTACATTTACATTCACACCATTTAAGTAAGACAGAACAACATCAACAGAACTTCCAGTCTCTCCTTCTTCATTTGATGATATAATCTTAAATTGGTTATCAAAGGACATTAATTCTTTAATAAAAAGAGATTCCCCATTTCGACCAATAG